CATCGTCTATTCTGAGTTGGCTTTGTTGACTGCGGCTTTTAGCGCGTCCCCTGCTGGGCTGTCCGGTTCCCATGAATCCCATGTGTCCAGGCAGTCATTCATGCGTAGGGCCATATCGTCGTCGCCTGTGTATCGAACCCAGGCCGGCTCCTCCTCCTCCTCCTCACCGGACTCGGTGTCCTCGTCGGACTCTGTTTCCGAGTCTGTTTCGTACACCTCTGGGTAAAGGGATCCCACCTGGCGCCCCATGACATTCCGAGCCGAGAACATGAGACCGATCCTCATATCCTCGGCAAGAACTATTGACCGACCACAGGCCCGGGCATAATGGCCCGCTAGGACTATGGCCGATTCCATCACGGGCAGAAATATATCCATGGCCGCCTCCTCCATTTACTATTTCAAATATAAATTGAGTCCTGAAATTACGAGTTCGGGAAGAGCAGAACCGCATCCTGTTCCTGTATGGCCAAAAAGTTATAAGAGACGGCATAGATCCTAATGTATCGGTTGGACGAATTAGAAACTAAATTAATCTGGAGAGTCTGGTTCTTGATCATGGAAAAGTTGACGTGGCCGGTCGGATCTGGGGATTCCGGGTCGAGACTAAACGAGTACATGTAGAACAGGCCATCCGGTACGCGAGTATGGAACTCGAGACCCTGGATGATCCGCATGAATAGGGGAGTGCCGACATCGGCCGAAATTCTTTCGACACCGTTAAAAAGTAAAACTAGATTGGCGAGTTGATCCGAAGTTCCTGGGGTGTACATACCGGTCTCGGTGTCCAGGGCCGCTTCCAATCCATAATCGTATCCAAGTGCCGAGTCATTCTGGATTACGAAATACAATTCTGAAACAGGATTCGTCAGTTCGAGCTGGCATACGATGTTTGAAGTTCCGGAAGGAACAAAGTACTCGACTCTATGGACTTGCTGAAAGAGTCTGATCTGGGGGGCGGCCCGTATGTATTTAATTTCGGCGTCCGAAATGTAGGTGTATTCGCAATGCAATTCGGCGGTCAAAGGATACTCGGCCTCTGGATCTGGAAAACCGGGGTATACGAAACTGCTAGCCGGATTCGAAACGATCCTGAGGGTCACTGGTTGTCTTATGGCACATAGTGGTAGACCCTTCTCTAGAATAGAAAATGGCAGGGGTACCGTATAGTTCGAGTTGATATTCGTCGGGGTGACCCCCGTCTTGCCGATCATGGCTTTCAATGCGCCCTGTTTACTGGCCGGAAGTTCGACATCGAATTTCATAGATATGAATTCGCCGTAGATCCTCTCGATGAGTTGATTTCCTATGTATAATTCGACATGGTCGAGCGCGAGCGTCCCGACCGAGTCCAAAACGGAAACCTCCCCGACATAATAATCCGGGACGCTAATTCTCAGATACATACGGGTTATCAAATCGCCTATATTCGGGATGTCAAAGTATCGCTCGGATCCGAAAACGATGTCAGGGTTGGTCGGCTGCTGAAGCCGAATGACCCGTGAAGTGAACAGGGTCTGACCTTGGTATTTTTCTATAAAATAGGTGACTTGGGGGTCCGAGCTCAATTCTATATCCTCCTGACCCAGGTAGGTCAGGTTGGCCCGGGCGGCCATTTCTATTAATCCCGCAGAACTTAATTTTAGGTGTTGAACACGAGGCCGGCCATGCCGTCGGCTATACGCAGGACATTGAAGCTCCGGGCGATCACCCGGAACTGTTTAGGCGAGTAGTACGGATCGGTATTTAATGTCAGAAGGACTTGCTTTATGCGACTGAAATTGATGTGTCCAAAAGGCTTCGGGGAAATAGGCACGGTCGTTAAAGAGTACATGTAGAAATTACGAGTCGGGAAATTAGGATAATGGTTGAAGGGTTCTATAGAACCCAGATAGGTCGCATCGGTCGTGTCGGTCGTGAACACATCCTCGCCATTGAAGCTCATACCTATGCTCCTAAGTCCATTGTTCGAATAGTCGTATGGATCGTTTACGGTCGGCTGGATGACGAAGAAAAGCTCCCGGACAGGGTTCTTCAAATTTATATTAAAAATAGCATTCGTAAAATTAGGCAAAAGGTCAAATGTCTGGTACTGAACCTGGGTTATAATATAATCCAGTGATGCCCGTCTGAACCAACTGATTTCAGGGTCCGCCAGGTAAACATACTCTGTGATTATGGTCGCGTCGAGTGTAGGAGATATAAGAGTAGCCTGGGTAAGTTCTGAAAACTCGCGGAAGGTCACATGGACCTCGCAGTCTTGGCGGTCCAGGGCCACGAGCGGCAATGAAAGTTCAGGATTGGCGAAAAAGTAAAATGGTAAATTTACATAATAAACCCTACCGGGGGTGTATATGACGCTCGTATCGTATTTTCCGGTCAGTAATGTGAGGCCCGGTTGATTCTCGTAGGAGACATTGAGATCGTTCCATAGTTCTATGTATTCGCCCGTGAGACTTTCTATAGTCTGACCGCCTATCTTGAGTTCGACCGTTTTTATAGCCCAGGTTCCGACCGAATCGTAATATGAATATACGCCTGTACTTCCCGAGAATATATTAGATGCTATCAAGTGGACCGATATAAATGTATTCGAATAAATATCTGGACTTGGCGGGGACCCATTAGGCACTATGGTTATTGTATAAGATTGTGCCAAATCCGTCACCACCAAAGGGACGCTCATCGTGTAGGGCGGTAAAAGTCCGAGACCGACCGGGTAAACGGTGTTCCCGAAAGACACGCTCTGAATCTGATCGGCTGTGTTAAATACGGCCGTCATCATGTATACGCCGGTATTACTGAAACTTAGAGAACCATCGATATTCGTATGGACCGAGAGGGACACTCCATTGGATGTGAAATTCTGGGACAAATCAAGTGGGCTTGTAATCGTTGATACATTGGACCTGAATAATATACCGTTTTCTATAAGAACCTCGTAGGGCACGTGGGATGCTATGACGCCGGTCTGATTTATCACGAAAAATGAATCGGTCGTAAGGCTGGTCGTCTCGGTAGTTGCTACATTTATATGATACATCAATACCGAATCCTCAGCCGTGACGGGCATGCTAAATGCGAATGTCGGGTCGCGACCTTGGGCTGTCATTTCGTAAGTATAAACGAGGTTGTCCGTCTCCCACAGTGCCACATTGGATACATATCCGGACTCGACCGATAGAACCCCCGACACGAGATATTGTCCTAGCTTATTAAAGTTGAATTCTGAACTAGAATTAAGAGTCAGGTCTTTGTCGAGCGGCGGTTCAGTGTTTGTATAGAAATCTATAGTACTATCAAGCAACGGGAGCGCTACGGAGTTGGCTAATCGGTAATATTCGTTGGCGGGATTTATTGCGAAATATGTACCCGGCACGAGACTCGAACCGGATGATTGGATGTAAAAATAATGCGTCTCAAACAGAGATTGAACAAGGAACGGTATTACGACCGGAGATGAAGGGTCCGGTGACACTCTGAATTCGTATGTGTAATCGAATTGTGCAGGCGCGGGCGGCGGCCCGTCTTCTGTTGAGGTCGACCCGTGCATTATTTGCTTTATAGATCCCTGACCAGCGTTCAAACCAGCCCTTAGGACAAATAGACCTAATTTTCGAAATTTTATTCGCCCACCCGGTGTGATGGTATATGCGCTACGGTCGCCCTCTAGGCTTTCCCAGTCCGGTCCAGTCGCATCCGCCCCTGCGAAGTTTATGTATTGGTAATTTGTTACGGAGATGCTCCTAATAAGATTCAAAAACAAACCGGCTTTCGGATCAGGACGGGGATTCACTGAAGATCGGACCCACCCGGCTTGCTCCAGTGTAAAATCGCCCGTGCGCGTCCCTGAAACGGTATAGACCAGATTTCCCGTGGGCGTCTTGTACGAGAAATTTTTGGGATCCAAACCCCAAAACACCCCCGAGGAACCATCAACCTCGACTGTAGCACAATTATAGAATGTGTATGTGTTCAGGTTGTTGCTATAGTACACATATGAGTCGAAGACGCCCGTGAACCATTCTGGAAAAGTTGCGGTCGAGGGCGGAAACTCTGGTATAGTGATCGAAATTTCAGGTCCGCCGTCTATTATGAAATGGGGCGTCACT